TAGTACGGTTGTACTCGTGTTCCTTTCATATTATTAATATAAACGATTTTGAAAACAAATGATGTTCACCGTGATACATTCAGCCAAACTCTTAACACTCTGTAATCTTTATACTTAGTAGCGCAATCCACCATCATAACATTTAGTGGTGTTATTAGTAGATCTAATTAATACTAACTGTATGTATCAGTTGTTATTACTTATCGCAACAGATCGGTGAAGATTAATACATATTAGTTATGCAATTGTCTCCGCTCGCTTCGCTCGCTCGCTGAATGTGCAGTGCGCACAGTGTTAACGCGAGCGACGAAGTCGCGAGCTACGTATAAAAGAAAAAAATTCACACCGCTATCATTACTGAGATCTCTCACCTAGGTATTTTCATGGGGCCATGGGGGAACCGCGCCGGATACAGCGTTGTATTCCCCTTCAGAGATTTTTAACAAAATTTTAGACTGTTTCTTTAATATCTTACGTGCCTTCTCATGTGTTAAGCACTTCTCAGCCTTGGTTTGAAGTTTCAACAGCTTTTTATCAAATTTATTCAAAAGAAAAGTCCAGCTCCACCATATTGACCTATTTTTAATACTTTTCTCATCGCATCCTGTGTCATACCGCCTAAAGCTCTAGCATTTTCGTTAGTATCTTCTCTATACTCATCATCTGTAGCATATTGATAGCCAAATTTAGTAGCATCTATACCTAAATTAAGCAAACCACCTGCTAAGTTAGTAGCTTGCCCATAAACGGGCACAGCAGCGCTTCCAAGAGTGAACTTAGCCACCCATGCCTGGAACTTATCTAAGTCACTTGCACCCTCTCTGGAGGCATGCTTATGACGTTCTACAGCATCCCATGCATCTAAACCGACACCAGCTATAGGGACAAGGCTTCCTAGCTTTTTACCAAGCTTCAGACCTGTTCCTCCCCACGCTTCTGACCATTTAGCAGCGTTCTGAACACTTTCTAACTGTCTAGCAGTATCAAAGTCCTGCATTCTCTGTCCTAAGCCTTTACCTAAGCCTTCTAGGGCTTCATCTGCAGCTGTTACGCCACCACCCATAGTAATACCTTCAGGTGTTTGGAGCAAACCAGGTTGAGCTGATTGGAATTTAAAGGACTGGGTTATTTCACTTAAATTTGCTTGGTTACCAGATACTCTAGCATGAGGACCAGAAGTAGGTTTTGTAGCATTATTTAAAGCGTCAAGGAACCTTCGAGTATTCTGAGGAGTATCAGCTAACATCTGAATCTTCTCAGTATCTCCTACATCTGGGTTATTCCAGACTGCCATAAGTACAGCACCGATCATTTGATCTCCTGCACCTGCCTCATCTAAATATGTTAGAGCAGCTTTAGTTAGAACATTAGGATCTTTTGTAGCTTTAAGAGCTTTGAGATGTTCTCTAGAAAAACCATAACCAACACTTAGATCATAAGATTTACCGCTAGCTAACTGATAACGAAGCTTCTGTAATTTACCTAGATCTGATTTAGTATAAATCTTATAACTATTAAGTATTCTTTTAACATCATCAGGCCAAGCAGAGGATGGGATACCTTCTAAATTTTGTATTGTTAAAGGTGTACTTCTTTTAGGTATTTTGTAAGTTATATGAGACGCTTCACTTATCGTTCTACCTTCAATATCTGTTAAACTTCTTAGATACTTATGAGCTGAGTCATATGCACCAGGACTACCTAATTTATGAGCCCATTTATTAATCCAAGCTATGTTCTGATTTATATCTCCTACAAACCATCCTTTCTTAGCTAGGTTTCTCATAACTTCTAGCTGAACTGCTCTAGACTTTCCTTTAAAGAAAGGTTCTAAAGCTTTTAAGATAAGGACGTGATGTTTTTCAATCTCTCCAGATTTTAATACTTTACCTAATAATGTTAACTGTGGTTTAACTCTAATAGCTTTTGCAAGATCATCTGTCTGATTTAATATAGTCTTACTTCTAGCTGCTGATTGTCTGATTTCAGCTACTTGAGATATAATTTCTCCCTTTCTCTTTCCCCATCTAGCTGGTGCTCCATCCAGAGTAATGGTAAACCCAAGCTGTTTATAGACAGCTTTAGTATAAGTATTCTTATACCCAGCAGAAGGCATAATCTCCATTAACTCTTTAAAGTCTTTCGTTAGTTGTGCTTGTTCTGCTGGCTTTAGTTTATTAAAATCTAAAAGTCTATCTACAGTCTCTTCTGTTTTACCTTTTATTCTGACTATAGTCTTTTGAACAGGTAGACTTTCACGGATTTGCTTCCACCTGTTCAATATTTGGCCCATTCGGGCTATTGCTTGTTCTTTGTCCATTATAATACAGGTAGATACCGAATATTACTGGTCCTACTATCCTTAGTAGTAAAGTAATGATGAGTAGTCTCTTAAAGATCATGGTTCACTGCGTTCACAAACATGATGTAAAGAGGGAGAGATGTTAGTCTCTCCCATTTTGACCGCTGTTTCCACACACGAGAGCACCACTTCTCGTGTTTTAATGAGGGAATAGATCAAATCCAGGTAGGGACTGTCTTTCCAGACTTTCGTCCTCTAGCTTCACGTCTTTGATTTAAGTCCATTCCGAAGACTATATGGTTGGCAGAACCCTGGGGATCATCGATCCATTGTTCGAGAGTGTCATTCCATTCATCAAGTTTTCGCTGGGCAATTTCTCTATTGGCATTGAGGGCAAAGGCATCGGTGTAGTATTTAACTCCTTGGGCAAGGGCATCGATTCTATCATCGTGTTTAACAGCGCCTTTCTCGCGGCACATACGTGACATTTGATAAAAGAGCATGTACTGCAATCTATGCTCAGGAGCCACATCGATGTTCGAGTTGTAATCCCAGGTAATAACTTTGGGGTCAACAACCAGCCTGTGCTGATTAAGGATAGGCTCAAGAGCGTCAATAATCCTATCTTCTTTCCTGACATTAGCTCTAGTCTCCTCTATGTTTAATCTAGTTTGTGTTGATTGACAATGCTTCTTAAAGAGCTCTGCAACGATACCGTCACCAAAGTTACTCTCAATAAGAAGGGTTGTAGCACCGTATTTACGGCATCCTTTAAGGATATTAAGTAGTGTCTCATCTGTATAGCCTTCTCGTGATGCTTTTATTTCGTGGAGGTAGATGAATCCGTTGAGTTGGGATAAGTAACACGCCACTGTTTCATCTGTTCCGCGTCCAGACGGGTCAACGGAGCAGATTGTCTCTGAATATTTCCGCCATTCTCCCTGGAACTGCATTGGGCTATAGAAATAATCAGCAGGAAGACCCACAGCGGGTAGATCTTTAATAATGTTTTTAGGATCTGAACACCATATAATGTTTTCGGGTGCATTTTCACGGTTAATAGGGGTAACAATAAGGTCTGCAAACTTTAAAGGGAACTTTTCTGCGTCAGATAAGCTAGTATCTAGCATAAACTGCAGCATAAAGTTGGATCGCCCCATACTAGACTCTCTTTCTAGTAGATCACCTTCTCTAAATCGTGTATCTGTAGGTTTCCAACTAAGATCATCTTGTGTATCTAGGTCATAAACTAGCTGGGGTGCGAGTAAACCATCATACATAGCCACCTTTCTAGGGTATCTAGCTGGCCATACAAAAGGTTTATAACTCCGTTCTCTGAGTTTATTGTAGATAGTAAAGGTTGTTTGAGGAGTTCCAAGGAACATAATGCGAGAACTAGGCTTAGGAGTAAGGATAGACTCACATTCAGTAACCAATTGTAGAAGTTTTTCACGTTGCATCTCCGTCATGGAGTTATTTGGTACCTCTACGTCATCTAAAACCATTAAATCTGCACGAGATCCGGTTAACTGACCAGTAATTCCCACGCTTTTAACGCTAGGAGCCTGTGCAGCTTTAGCTGGACCCACATCAAAGGAGATTCTAGACCATCTTTGTTCATCATTTTTAGGTTTTAAATGACTCATCCACGGTACTTCAAGGATAAGTCTTTGGCAGAAGATCGAAAACGCATCTGCTCTATCCTTAGAAGCAGATACAACCATAACCTTCCTGTCGGGATCATTATATAAAGTCCAAAGGACAAAAGCAGCCGTGATCCAAGATTTACCAACGCCACGGAAAGCTTGGATTTGTAATCTTTTAGGTCCATTTTGTAGATAATCAGCTATACAAAGTTGTGCTCTGGTAGGAGGAGGTAGTGTTAAGTGTGTCCATACTGCTGTTAGAAAGTACCTAAAGTCATCATGGAGCTTTGTATCTATTGTTTTCAAGTTATACTCCAAATCGCTTTAGTCAGTGCCGCGGCGAGGGCTCGATACCCTGTTGCTACATAAATCTGGCCAGCAACAACTGATAAAGTTGCTACAGACCAGAATATATAGTAGTATCGTTGCTTAATCTGTCTTGGTGGATTGGTTTGAGTGGTCATTTGCGTGATCTGTTTCGTGCTCTATTCTTGGATGGATCTTCTTTTACAAAGCCTCCGGATTTAGTACGGGACATGTCTGGCCCTCCCTTTCCATAGATTCCCGCATTACGACGGGCTCTGTTATGCTCGGCGCGGGATTTTTTGTTGATCGAGAGTTTGTTCCTCGCCCTTTGCGAAGCGTTTTTATGTCTTCTAGCGGAGTCATTATCGCGGTAATTTTTCGCACTTTTCCTTAATTGTGAGTAGGGTTTACGCTTTGGAGCCATTAAATTGTACCGCTTTTTGTACGGCATCAAAGTCTATAGATGGCATACAGTCTGCTAGTTTACCTAGAGCACTGTTATCCATAGCAATGCCAGTGATATCATTTTTGAAAAGCCAATCTCCAGCAGCTTTTAAATCTGCAGTTGTAGCTTCTCCTGATTGTATTTTGTTTAAATATTCTTCCGTAAGAAGCTTATGAAGCTCGTTGAAAGTTTCTTCAGAAGCCCTTCTTGGAAGCTTCCTTACAGTAGCCATTAGCTAAATAGTTTCTCTTTTACAATTTTTAGTGCTTGGTCATCAAGCTTGTTGTCTGTACGTGAAACATAAGCTTCAAGTAAATCAATTACTAGATTCTTAACTGAGTCAGACTTTAGAAACGCGAATAAGATTGGCTTGATTAGTACGATCATTTGTTTAGGGGGTTAAGTTTCTGCCACCATTTCTTAGGTGGCGGTGGATTTTTAGCTGCCAGTGCTTTAGCAACCTCTTTTTTGAATGCAGCAATAGGTATGATATCCGAGCACATGTGATATACACGTGTAGCTGGACGTATCATAAATCCTTTTTGCTGTAACTCTGCACATTTCAGAGCTCTAACTAGTTCATAGTCAAGCTCCATTTTTGCCTTCTGTCTTCTACCAATAGCCTTACATGTTTCAATAATAGAACCATCTAGAGGAACCATGAAGTTAATCTGTGCTCCCCAGTTCTCAGCTACAGTGTAACTGGATTGGTTCATTTCATCGTCAAATGGAGTGGTATGATTGCCCATATAAAATGGGCTAAAGGTCATTGTGGGCCCATTACACGATATGTTGGGTCCAAGTACCTGTCTGCTAGGTGCTCCATTGTTTTGGAACTGCACAGCTTGGTTTGTGACATTTCCAGTAGCCGCAGCAACCGGGTTCGAGGTGTTGTTTGTTTCTCCTTCTCCTGCATAAGCGGGTACTCCTATTGTGAAAATACTGATAAGGAGACCGTAGTAGAGGTAGTTTCTATCTCTCTTTCGATCTCGGTTACTTCTAATACTTGACTTGCAGCTCTGGTTACGATTTCTAGCGAGAAGTCTGACCCAGCCGTTGTCATGTTGAAGACCGAATCTGAATCCGCTATACCACCCGATGAAGTCGAGGTATGGGTTATATTGTCTCCTGACCATTTGTTTAATGCGGACCCGTAAGTTGTGATCTCGATTGTCTCGGTAATCTCCTGGGTCGTTGTAGTGGTTGAGTTCATGCTTCCTTGCGTGAACTGTGGCGTCACCAACTCTGCTTTGACAGCTGTTGGTGACAATAGTAACAGCGCTAAAAGCCATTTTTTCATTCTTCTTCAGCTGTGTCTTGAATAAATTTAAAGAGTAGTACGATAGCTAGTCCATAGACATAGCTCCATACAATTACTTGTAAGAAATCATTCATTCTCTTTTTTCTTTGCCATAGGGCAGTTAACAGGCTTACCTTTATCTTTACTACCAGTGGTCAAGCCAAAAGTGGCTAATGCTCCAGTAAACACCGATGCCACGAACGTGATATCTGAGTTACCAGATTTCTTTACCATAGGCAGTTCTACATAGTTTAATGTAATAATAAAGCCAGACCATACGACTACGCCGAGTCTAACGAAAGTTCCAAGAATCTGTATCTGAGCTTCTTGATCCTCTATTCCGTCTTTGAGTTTTTTGAGGAGTCCTTTCTTTTCTTCTGGTTTTCCTTCCATTTATTAACTTTGCCTTGTAGGAATTTTTGTACCTTCTTCTTAATAGATTTAGATACAGGCTCAGCGAATGTAGTCACTACTACAGCCGAAACAGCCGCGTAAGATGCTACAGCTACCACTTCCACAGTAGGAACAGGTAGCTGAATATCTATGATTGGTATTTTGAGTTTAGGCGGTTCGGGTTGTTCTGTCTTAGTCTCCTCGTCTTTGACCTCCTCAGTCTCCTCTGGGCGTTCTAAATCACTTGGGGGTACTACGATGGGCCGGAAGGCTGGAACGTCCGCTGTAGGCGGTTTAAAGTACATCTCAGGGATGTCCAGAGGCTTGGGTAGGTTAGGGCGTGGGAGATTGATGGACATTATCCAGATACTGCGGTAGCTTCATCTGCTGTTAGACCTAAGCCTTTTAGCTTTTCTATTCCAGCAGCTCTATCTGTTTCTTTTTTTGCTAGATCATCAGCAAGTTTTTTCCTGGGATCATTATCTCCAGAGAGACGTGCTGTAAAAGCATTGTGAGCAGTTTGTTCTGAACTAGTTAAGTCTCTAACCGATGTTACTGCTTCGGGACCATTAGAATGATCGTGAATTGCAATTTTACTCATAATTAATTAACCTTTGAATCCATAAACAGCATACCTGAACTCACCGACTCCACTGTTATGAAAGTCATCTGATTCAGCTAGGAACTTAAGACCTCTTAAACCAGTAGCTACTTTATAAGCCCAACCATGTGTATGAGAATAATATGTAGTATCATCGCTCGCAAAAGCAGTAACATATCCGACTGGTTTAGTAGCCGAATCAGTTGGTCTCATTATAGTCAATTCAGCATAACCTGGTATAGTATCACTTCCGTTCCAATAATGCATCGGGAAATAGTCTTGACCGAATTGAGAATAGCCAGTGTAATCCGTTGAACTATTAGCAGTATTTCGTTTAGCATAACTTCCAGAAAACTCATACGAGTTTGCACTTAGTGTAGTGCCACTAGCATTTAGTAGTTGAACTTTTAACCAGGCATCTTCTCTCCATGATGTATATATTTTATATATTTCGTAATCACTGGTAAAAATATTATCTACAGTAACCATAGTAACCCCATCACCACCAGCATTACCACTCGCTATTTTTGCGCAATCACCAGAAGGAGTTGCCCAAGCGAAGTCGTTTGCTGTAGCTGTTAGTACTTGTCCGGTTGTACCTTTAGGGAATCTAGCGTCTCCACTAGCGTCTCTATAAAATATATCTCCTCTTGTAGTCAAAGGTGAAGTGAAACTTGCGGCACCTTTAGCTACATAAGCCCATGATCCATGAGCAGTTCCGCTTGAAGATGGAGCATTACCTGTGGAAGCAGTAGTACATATATATGAAGATGTGATACCTGAATCTGTATACTCAACAAGATCATCTACTGCATAAGCAGTACTGTTGTTGTACGTTCCACGCCACACCTGTTTGATTTTACCTAAATCAATAGTTGCCATGATTTTAAATAGTTGCGATTAAATTACCGCTTGCATTGATACTCCATGAGAAACCAGTTGCAGCGAAGAATGCTTCGTTAAAAGCAGCATAGGTAGCACCGGATATATTATCAGCACCACCATTTGTTGTAGTAACGTTTAAGTTGTTACCATTTTTAGTGAATCCGTAAATCTCAGCAGAAGATGCAGCTGCCCAGGTAAGCTTATCAGAACTATCTTTGTACTGAAGAAACTTACCGTCACTAGGAGCATTACTGATATCTAACTTTACTTCAGCTATAGAATCATCTGCAATAGATGTATCTACTGTATCCCAGGTGAACTGTGTACCAGCTTTCTTAAGAAATTGTCCGTCAGATCCAGTGTTGGTGATGTCTAAACCACCTTCTTTTACATGTGTAATTGCCATTAGTAGTTCACCCCTATTCCATGTAAGCGTGTTACCTTACTACCAGCTGATTGGTTTGCCCATTCAGCTTTGTACTTAATCTGAGTACCGGAAGTACAGGTTACTTCTTTAAGGTGAGCTGTTTTAATACCAGTAGTAAATGTATTTCCTGCAGTGTAATTACCTGCTGTAGCATCTAAAGCAGTCCAGTTAGAACCGTTATCACAACTAAAGGAGATCTTCAAATCAGTTCCTAAAGTTGCTGTACCTTCATTATCTTCATACAAGATAACTCCAGATACTTTTGTTCTAGCATCAGTTGCTGTTTGTGCAGTACTAATTAAAGTTCCAGTAGCATTTGCGGTTACAGGATTCTCATAAAATTTAATCTCTGAAATCCTAAATGTATTAGCATTACCAGGAACACTCATAAATATCCAGTGATACCTATAAGCAGTATGAGTTGTTAAACCAGACATTTTAACGTATTCAGTGCTATTCTGTCTGAAGTTTAAATTTGTTAGACCGCCTAAATCATTAGATGTACTTACATTATTTGAAGAGTTACCGTATAACTTAAGGGTACAGCCTGAAGTATTTTGTCCAGAACCGTGTATACCGTCGTCAGTAGTTGAATAAACTTTAAATCCATTGATTGTTTTAGTTGAACCCCAGTCTTTACCTAGCCATGCACTAGTTTGGCTATTAGGACTATGAGCTGAGGCTTCTCCTCCTTGATGGTTAGTTCCATCAAATGCAACAGAATTACCGCCACCAAGTGAATTGTCAAAAGTACCGATAATTGTACCAGCAGCCTTATCGATTTGAGATTGGGAACCTACACTAACACTAGATACATATTCACCGGCGGTGTCTCTATCTACATCTGTTTCAGTAGCCAAAGCAGTGTCATCTTGGAAGTTTTCTATAAAGGTATTGTTGAGATTATGTGCAGTTTTATTGTTATCTACAGCAGTATGTAGAGCTAAAACATTTAGATCTCTCCTTAATTTTGTGTCGTCATAGACAGTATTATTATCTCCAGTAACTGTACCTGTTACGGTTAAGTTACCTGGAAACGTTGCATTACCAGAGCTATCTAATGTGATTGCATCAGCTGAGGCACCTGAATGTCTATACGTATTTGCTATTACTTTACTCATGGTTTAGGATTGTCATCTTTTATTGCTTTAATTGCTTTCGCAAACTCACCCGTTGAATCGACCTTTCCAGCGAGTATATCTTTGTAGAGGTTATCCAGCTGATCCCCTATATCAGGGTAAGCTTGCCGTCTAGCTCCTCGGTAGTTAAGTTTATTTAACTCTACTCTTGCTGCATCAACTGCAGATTGAACTAAATCTATTTTAGATCCATCTAATTTGAAAGCACCATGAGTATCATCTATGGTTACTGCGTCAGGATAAGCTTTTCTTATCGCTTCGTGATCTAAACTCATACTGCTAACTCCAATAATGTTATTGCTGATTGCGTTCTAGGATGGTAAGGGTCAAGATCATAAATACAACGATTTACATACATAACATAACTAGTACCATCTGAAGCAAACTGACATCTATAACTATGAGTTCCAGCACCAGGTGAATCTAAAACATGAGCTGTAATTGGCATTACACCATAATACATACTTCCATTAGAAGAGCCACCAGCGTAAGCACCCCAATATATATCTCGTTTACTAGACGCTGCATCACCTTTACCAAGGTCAGTATCTGTACCACCAGTATTTCTAATTAATTTAAGCCAGCCCATATTTGAACTAGCTACCATAATACTTGGTATTACAAGAACTTTGTTTGTTCCAGTTGTAGTAATATTACATTCAAAAATTGATCCACTACCAGTCTCATCTGTTCCTGGAATATCAATAAAAGTACTATGAGTACGAGAAGATACATCAGTTTTTGTACTATGTTTCCACTGAACAACTTTACCTAAGCCTGAAGGTACTTTCCACTCCATACCATTACTGGTATATCCAAGGTATTTATCAGTACCACTAGGAGCTGCGTGTATATCTAACTTAGCTTCTGTGATTGAGTCATCTGCAATAGATGTATCAACAGTAGCCCAAGATAAAGCACCTGAGCCATCTGTTTTTAAATATTGGTTTGCTGTCCCATCATCCACTGGAAGAGTGAGCTGAACGGCAGCATTACTTGTTGTTGTAGCTGGACCCTTCAGTGAAACGGTTCCACCGCCTGAGTCCGCTTTAATTTTTAATTCTGCCATTTACTTCCAACCTAATGATGTTGCGTGTATTTTAGTTATTTTACCAGAAGTTTGGTTATGTGTGGTAAGTTTATATTTCATTGAAGTACCAGAAGCAATACCAGATAGATCAACATCATGTGCTGCATATATCTTTTTATTTGTACCCCATGATCCTTCATCTACAAAAGTAACAGCTGAAGTAAATGCTGAGCCGTCTCTACTTATATAACCTTTTAAGTCAGTATTAATAGTTGCATTACCAGCTTTATTTTCTACAAGTAAAACTAAATCAGCTTTCGTAGGAGCTGAGCTTGCTGTAGTAGCTGTAGATACAAGAGTTAAGTCAGAACCGAGGGTAAGGTTGAAATTACTAGTTGTGTCATATCTAATAACAACAACACCGTCTCCACCGTCTCCACCATTATAGGATTGGGTTTCACCAGCGCCACCGCCACCTCCACCTGTACCATCTACTCCATTACCACCAGCCGCAGCCGTTCCTTGTCCAACACCACCTCCACCTTGTCCGCCATCAACAGGTCCATCTGCAGAGTCGCTTCCAGAGGAACCTCCACCTGCATACCATTGATTACTACCTGTTTGGAAGTCGTTTTGTAAGCCATCTCCTCCTAGTCTGATACCATCTGTACCACCAGCTTCACCAGCTCCACCACCAGCACCAGATCGGTTACGAGAGTTAGCAGATTCTAATTGACCAGCATTACCTTGACCAGCTACTCCGGTTCCAGCAGATCCACCGTTTTCACCTGAACCTCCACCAGATCCACCATTTCCACCAGCTCCTGATCTATTTCTTCCGTCATTAACTCCGCCTCCTCCTCCAACTGCAGTAGCTGTTATGCCACCTGTTGTTGTATCAGCACCGTTAGCGGCTGTTGAGTTATCACCAGCTGCAGCATGTCCGCCTGAAGCACCTGCTCCGACAACTATTGAATAGTTACCTTGTGCAACTGTTACTCCACTAGTAGCAATCATACCACCTGCACCACCACCAGCACCATTTTGTCCACCGCCGCCTCCGCCGCCGCCGGCGATTGCGAGGATATCAATAGTACCAGTCACTGGAACTGCAAAGGTAGTTGTACCAGTAGAGAAGGTATGTACTTTATAATTACCGTAGGTTGTAACAGTTCCACCTGTTGGGTGGTTAGCTCCTACGGTTCCTCCTGCATATCCATCAGTATCTAAAGCTTCATTAGTTGAGGCACTTGCATCTATACCAGTAGCATCTTCGTATTCATCGATAATCTGATCTACTAAATTATACTTAGCCAAGCTACCGTTTGAAGCTGCTTTAAATCCAAGAATTGCTAAATTAGATTGTAGTTTATTATCATCATATTCTGTCACAGCCCCTGCTGCAAGGGTTGCTGCATCTACTGTGCCGTCTGGTAATCCACCAACAGCCAGTCCTGCGATACTATTTGAAGTACCGTTAATTGTAATTGCCATTAGCTAACCACCCAGTTTCCGTTTACAGTTACAGTGGCATTAACCGTTATAGGTCCAACACTGTGTGCTCCTTTACCAGAAGCAATAGTATAGTTATTAGATATTGTTTGATCGTTCTCGAAGATACATCCATCAGCTACAGCACCAACAACGTCAGCCCATTCAGGGTCATTAGCACCTATCTTTAAGTACTGACCGTCTGTACCTTTAGCGAGCCTCTGATCTCCAGATGAATCTCTAAAGAGTATATCACCTCTAGTTGTTAAAGGTGTAGTGTACTGTTCAACTGGTTCCCATGTAGGATCAGCGCCGTTATTACTTCTTAGATATTTACCATTACTAGATCCATCACCATGAGGTAATTTAGTAAGATCAACTGCTTGATCTGCTATCTTACCAGTTGTTACCGCTAAGTTCTGTATCTTAGCTGTAGATACTGTATTATCTCCTGGTACAGGAATACTTACAGCAGAGCCAGCTTGATGTATAAAGACATTAGCTCCAGCAGGTAAGTTAGTACCAAATATAATAGTATTAGCATCTACTAGTGCAAAGCCTTCACTAGGAGCACTTGTTCCTGTATTAGCTTTCTGTATAACACCATTAATACTAACGACAAGCTGTGCTGCATTAGTTACACTAGCTGCAGCTCCTGAGTTACTACCTTCTCTTAAGTCATATGTAGCAATACTACCATTAAAAGTAGGTGCTCCACTTCCACCTGCAGGGCAGAGGAATAGATATTTAAAGTCTCCAGTTGATGTAACTTCTTTCCATGCTGATGTAGTGCTATCATACACTTTCATCTTATCAGCATTGGTATCGTATACTAGATCTCCTTCATGAAGACTTGAACTAGGTTCACCTGCATTTACACGATATCTATCATTAAAATCATTAACAAGTGTCTGAGTAGCAGCTACTCCAGCTTCATCTACTACTAGTCTATGGTAATCATAGGTATTTAAGGTACTAGTTGTCTGTACCAGCATACCTTTACCAGCTGCTATGGTAGTATTATGGAGGGAGGAGTCGATGCCGTTGATCGTGACAGTAGATCCACCAAGGGTTCTACCAGTTGTACTAACACCCGAACCATTAACGACAATGCCCCCAGCATCTGCAATGGAAACAATAGTACCAGCCCCATCATCAGGATCAGGGTTAGCATTGGGGAATTTAAGTTCATCATTAATAGGTACGAATCCGCCTGCGTCATTTAGTAATGATACTATTTGATCGTTAACGGCTTTTGCAGTTGGTAACTGAACGTCAGTAGAACTTCCGCTAACCGATGTGACAACGCTTTTGCCATCAAGGAGGTTAAGCTCGGCAGTAGTGGAAGTAAGTGCGGTACTATCGGCAAGAATACTAGCGGTAGCACTAGGCATACCTGCAAGAGTAACCAGCTCCGCATCAGCAATTTCTGAAGTACCAACAGCATTTGCTTGTATATGTTCTGCTCCGATTGCATCATCTGCAATTTTTGATCCATCTACACTATCTGCTCCAAGCTTTGCATTAGTAACTTCTCCAGTTCTAAGCTCAGCAGTACCTACAGAGCTATCTGCCATTTTACCGTGGGTCACGGCATTGTCAGCTATCTCAGTTGCAGTAATACTACCAGCAGCCATTTTAGCTGTAGTTATAGCATCATCTGCTACTTTTGCTGTTGTTATTTGGTTGTCAGCAATGTGAGCAGTGTCAATAGAACCATCAACATAATGCTCAGAATTGATAGAATCATCAGCTATCTTCGCTCCTGTAACTGCATCATCTGCTATTTTAGCAGTTTCAACTGCATCATTTGCTAATTCACTAGCTGTTACAGCATTAGCTAAAAGCTCTGAGGTACCGACTGAATCATCAGCTATCTTATCTCTATTAATAGCATCATTAGCTATCATTGTACCTGAAACAGAACTAGTGTCCCCTGTCGTTACTACCGTACCTGTAACGTTAGGTAGGGTAATAGTACGGTCAGCTGTAGGATCAGCAACAGTAAGAGTAGTCTCATAAGCATCATCAGTATCCCCTTCAAAGACCAAATCAGAACTTTTACCTAATGTAAAGTTCGCTTGCATAGTACCACCAAGGGTACTCATAGCTTGGTCTTCAGTTTCCTGTGCAATATATAGTAACTGATTAAAGTTATCGTTTAATTCAGTAGACCTAAGTGTAGAGCCTGAACTAAATACAGACTTAATAGGATCTTCATCGGTATCCCTATAAACAATAACTTTATCACCAGTGCTCGGTTCTTGTCCACTGACAAATGTTATTCGTGTATTTGCTGAATCTAAGGTGTAATGAGTGGTAACAGTTTTAACTACTGCGTTAACACTAACTTTGACATCAGTATCAGCGAGTATAGGAAAAGAGTAGGAATAAGGACCAGCTTGACCGGAACCACCTACTGTGTATGTATTTGATGTGACTGCCATAATTTAATAGGGGTTAATAGCCATGTTTCTTGAGATGCTGTACATCTTTAATTAGTTCTCGATCACCTGTAGCTAAAGCTCGTTTCTGTTCTTTTTGAATCTCAATATCATTCATTAGTTTTCTATTTCTAGGATCTAATGCCATTTGAGATCTTGCCCATTCCTTTTCTTCTTGGAATATTCTATAAACTTCTCTATAGAAGAATGTAGCTTTACGGTCCCATCCGTCTGAATCTTTAAGTTTATCAACTTTATAATCTTTTAAAGTTTCTTGCCAGTCTGGATTCTTAGTTAAAGCTAATAGTCTTTCATAGAGATCGCTCGAAGCTAAATACTTCTGTAGTTCAGATCGTTGTCTTGAATCTAATTCTACTCCCTCTAAACGTGCTAATGCATCAGGAAGATTAAAACGAATCTCCATAAGAGCTTCTCTGACTGGATCATCATCAACAGGAACTATAGGTACTGGACTTATTCTATTATAGAAACGTAATAAAGGATTTAAGGGATCAGTAGTTAGTGGTTTTGGCTTCTTACCTTTACTTAATATATCATATTTAGGGTATAATACACTCTTAGTACCTACATTTGTAGCTAATAGAGTTTCCCATAGAGTGTTGGCTTCTTTCTGGTTAGCATCAAGAATCATACCAAAGTCATTTGCAAGACCTTTAAATGGTACATGTGATCGAGCTATCCTAGCTACAGCTTTCATTCTAAGATCATCACTTAAACTGGTATTAAAGATATCCATTAAATCACCGAGACCGCCTAACATAGATTGTTCAACAATAACATTACTAAACATCCATGCTAGCTTTCTTTGCCATTCATCTGTACCTTTCTCACCTAATAAATGAGTTCCATATACTGTATTAGCACCGGCTGCAAATAAGGTATTGAATATTTCTATACCCTTATAGGATACATATACTTTACCTCCACCTGGTTTATCGAATACAAAGGAATTGGGCTGTATACCCATTGCTTTCCATAGTTTTCTATCTTCATTATCCCAAGGCAGGTCTCCTGTAATCCTACCAGATAGAGCTGCGGTAGTTAAAGCAATTGTAGCCATAGTACCTGCAGCTATACGACCTTCCATAATAGCTATTTCACCAGCTACATCTTCCGGACGTATACCATATTTCTCTAGATTACGTGGACCACCTTTAGCTGCTAAGTCTCTATACTTATTTCTAAGTAATCCTGCTGGGGTATGCTGGAAAGTAATATCAAGATAATTAAAACCTGTTCTAACAAATGGGAAGAAAGCTCTCATCCCAGGCCAGTTAGCAATTAACTCAAAACCTTTAAGACTTCCTTCTAAAGCAGTGGTCATAGCAGCTTCATCACCTGCCATTGCAGCAGCTTTATCGCTAACTATCCACATTCCATCCTTATTTTTAGTAAAGATTTCGTTACGGAAGTTCTCTTCTGTTTCTCTAACAAACTTCTTAAGATCTTTTGGATCAACACCTTTAGCTAAAGCGTCTCTAGCTGCTCTAATAGCCATATATTGACGACCTATTACAGTTCTAGCATAAGCATCTCCAGCTCCCATAGCGTTAGCACTATACTTAACCCAAGGGCTGCTGTTGAATTTAACACTAAAATCTAGAGCACCATATGCCATCTTTTCTGTTTCAGAGCCGTACTTAGCTATATGTTTACCTAGTATATTCCACTCTTTTAAGTCTGAACCTATATCAAACTTACCCTGATAAACCTGAGTTTGTCTATTAACACCTAAATCCCAGTTATATTTCCACATTGCCCAGCTTTCTGTAGCTGATCTGTTTAAAGAATCTAATGTAGACATAGCTACAGCTAGTTCTTTTCTATCCATCTTGATAACAGAACCTAATGCTCCCATTGCAGGACGTAGATAAGCAATCATATTAGTACCTATGATCGCTTTAGGAGCTGTTCGCATCCCACTAAGGATTGAATTAAAGAATGTACCTTGTAATTGTGTACGTGTCATTCCTCTAATATCAATACCATCCATTCTACCGCCAGTTAATTTGGCAGACAGGAATTCAAGAATATGTGCTTGTGTTCTTACCTTACCATCAGATAGTTTAAATAATTCTAGAAGATCTCTGATACCTTCAAAGTCTCCAGAACGTCTAAGTTTATCTAATTCACCAAAAAGTTCTTCGGTTTGTTGGTTAAATCTAGTAAGATCAGCCTCTTTAGAAGCTTTCATTACATCACTAAGGACAAAACCTTTCTGCAATGCTTGTCCATCTAGACCCCACATCATGCCTAATTTCTTATTCTCTAGGAATAGTACTTTCATAGCATCAAATACCATCTCAGCTTGTCTACCTATTGGCATTTGATCTGAGATAGTAAGAGCACTAGAAGATAAATCTGATGCAACTTGAGCGAGAGATCTTAGTACAATAGTATTAGCTGATCTCTGTACAGGACCAACATTTTTAACTATTGTTCCATCAACTTCACCATATAATCTAAAGTCTTTGGGCTTCTTCAGCTGTTGTCTAAACATTTTACCTAGATCAATCTTACCTCCATCAAGGAAGATATCTAACTGTTCTAGTAATGGAGCTGCTATTCTATAAGCTGCAACTTCAAACTGTTCTTGACTCATTCCTTTCGGAATAGCCTTGCCTAGTTCTTTACTATGGAATAAGGAGTTGGATATATCATCTAAAACTTCTGTGACTATTTCTCTTAAAGCTTTATTACCTATAGCTATGGATCTAATCTGAGCTTCACTGGCTATGGGACCAAACCCTCTTCCAGTGCCTCCATCCATTGCATCTCTTAACGCAGAGGATGTAGCTAGCCTTCTTTCCGAACCGTAAGTAGCCTTCTCTACACTGTCAAATCCTTCTGGATTAACAAATGGATCTGGCTCTCTACCTGCATTCTTTAGAGCTTGTTGTTTGCTTGTATATTCAGTCCAGTCCCATATGTCATCTGCAGCTTCACCTGTTTGATCAGCAAGCTGGTTTAGGCGATTCCGTTCAGCACCGTCAGTAGCTGTATCCTTAAGTCTAGAATAGTCTTCAGGGCTAAGATGTTTTCTTAAGAATTCATCTCTTGTATCAGCTTTAGAAATACCTTTCCCTTCACTCCAGCGTTGTTTAGCTGAACTTTCAGCAGCTTCTTCAGCTTTAAGTACATCTTGAGCAACTGATTTACGATATGCATTATTACCTATATCATTAGCTTCATCCACTGACTTCCCAGCTTGTCTTGCTTTTTTAGCAGCTCTTGCACCTCTGAATAGACCTCCTAAGAAGTATCCTACCCAGTTCATAGTACTACCAGCAGCTACTGTTTTAATGCGAGCCTCCCACGGATTATCATCAGAATCAACAGCCATCATAGCTGTGATCTGTGGAACTAACCAAGGCATGTGTGTTTGAGCTGAGTTCATGATGTTGCCAAGCTCTGAATCTTCTGTTAAAAGATCAGCTACAGCACCATCTCTAGTAATCCTCATAGCTTTAGTGATGAAGTTAATCTTCTTATCACCAGCTACAGCTTGATTAGGTACACGTCCAGGGAATTTGTTAGTTAGCTTCAGCATTAAGCGAAACTCAAGTATATCTCTAGCAAAATTACCCCAGCCTGTCTGGTTTTCTCTGACTATATTTTTAGGTAAGAATCCTGTCCAACTACCTTTTTCATAGTCAGGGTTCTTAGAACCATCGTCTAACCATGGTTTCTGAGAAGGATCGGTAGTTCTACCCATTATATTGTTCATCCACAGTTTCAAGGTATCTCCACTGAGATCAGCAAAACTACCTAAACTATGGATCTGATCTTCTCTAGCACCTAATGCAGCACGGATAACCTCGGAAGGTATGCTTTTCTGACGCTCAATCTGTTGATCTAGATATATACTTCTAGCTGTATTCTGTAGTTGTTGGTTATAACGTGTATCTGCATTTTGTCCTAATAAATTAGTAGCAATGTTATCTTGCAATCCTGAGATGCCTTCATTTATAATGCGTCCATCCTCACCTACTTTAAGGTTAGGCATGTTCTGCATTATATACTGCTGCATTTGCTCTGGATTCAAGGACTGTACAAAAGCATTAGCAGACTGACTATAATCTCCAACTAAGCTTGTTAAATCCGGTTGTGCTGGTACACTAGGCTGGACTTCAGGTGGAGTCCAGTTTGGATCAGGTGCCTCTAAATTAAGAGGGAATTCACCAGTATCCCCTGATTGATCTATTTGAGTCTGCTCCTCTTCACTAACTGGAATAGGTTCAGGCTCATACATTTTTTTCTGTAATTCTTCAGTGAGTTGTTGAGTCATAGCATACCCCCATAAGTTCTATAAATAGTTTTGAGAGTACGAGCATCTACGTCCCACTGATCTGCAAGCCAGCCTAACTGAGCTCCAGTACTATTAGGGAACATTTTCTGAACAGTATCAATCTCTGGTTGAGCTTTTAAATAAAATAGTCTCTCTTCTAGGTCTGGAGTGTTTTTAAGTCTTGTAAGCATTTCTTGCATAGAACCAGGCTCTTCACCTGCTTGACGCATCAAACCTTTTAGTTCGTGTGGATATATCGGAAACTCGTTAACATAGTCTGGATTACCTTGACCTTCTGTTTCAATAGGTCTTCTAGGTACATTACCACTTTCTAGTATATCAACTATAGCAGGAGTAAAGACTGTTTGCTGATGGCCATTTTGTGATAGGATGCCAGGCATAACACTATTACGAGTTTTTCTTTGATCGTACTCTGGTCCTAATCTCTGTAATTTAGCACCTGTAAGGCCAATCTCTTCCGGCTCAGTATGTGGAGCTGGTATAATCCATTCTTCCATTACTCTTCACCTCCTGTTGTTGGGCTCCAAGCCTCAAATAATATTTGATATACTGCTTGGGCATTTGTATCTCCTTTATCTGCTAAAGCTTTCAAAGCTGCTAACTGTCTATTCAGTAATCTTCTGGGATATTCTTTAAACCCCATACGTTCAGCTTGGAATTTTAATACTTGAGGTAAATCCCCTTTAGCAGTCGGTAGTAGAAAATCATAAGTACCTTTATCTTCTGGATTAACTGGAGGGAATAACCAAGTGTTACTACGTTCTTCTTTACTTAGTGGTTTCTCTTTTTTACTGTTTAGTCTACGTTGACGGTCAATATGTTTAATTGCAGTAGTACCTGAATCTTCTTCATAAAGACTTTCATGATTAGCTGATACATTATGGTTTTCTATTGTTTTATTCCCTCCCCATGGACCCGTTCTTGAGGTACGCTTCCAGTGGAATGGGTTTGTATCTCCAAAGTTTGCTTGTGCTCCTGCACTTAATCCTTTAGTTTCTGTATTACCACCGGCACCAAGTCTTAAAGCAGATTTAATATCTGTACCTGCTAGATTAGAAGCGTCATTAAAATTATAACTGCCTCCGGCTTCAGACATATAGTATCTAGTTAGTTTGTTGTACCAGTCTGAAGCTAAATCTCTCGTAGCAGCGGATAGTGCTGGGCTTTTCTTACCCCCATTATCTCCAGCCTTTTTCTCTATCGATTGAATTAAGGTGTGGATTTCATTAACATCTGATTTAACTTTTTCTATCTGAAGTGGAGTTTCAGCGCCTGTATAATGATCTACTATTTCAAAATCCTCAGCCTGTAACTGTTCAATCAATGCGTTAGGCATTCCAGCTATATCTTTACGTGAAATCTGACCGTTATTCTCCCAGCCAATACCTCTAGCCATCTCAAGCCATGCTTCTGGTTTTCTACCTAGAGCTAAGTCACCCCTAAACTTTAAGATTGTTGCAGTTTTGTAGCCATAAGGATCTTCTTCTCCAGATAGTTTATCAAGTAACTCCATGAATTTAGCATGACCTTCTTCATATGTTATTTCACCATTATTTATTTTCTGTAATAGCTTAGCTTTTTCACCTTCTATTGTACCTGTAACTGTAGCTATAGCTTCACCTTCTGCTTTTTTATCTAAAAGATCCATTTGTAATTTGAATTTTTTAGTAAAACGATCCTCACTAAATTTACTTTGATAAAGCTTATGTAAAGGAGAACCTTTTGGAGCTGCAGGTGTTATAAGGTCTACATTTTTTATCGCATTTAATATCCCTGTATAAACTTGCTGAGCCTCAGCTTTACTTGTAGTTTCATTTAATACCCCTTCCATCTGTTGGGCAACTTTATCCCAGACACCTGTAGGATCTCCTAGAAGATCTAAATCTCTTCTATACTGAGGATAGACATTCTTTAACCATGATTCTATAGTCGGAGCACCTTCTCTCTTATTGAGTATGTTACTTAGTGTTTGATTAGAAGAACGTATTCTCTCACGAGCTACATCCTTGTTAAAGTTCTTTACATCATTATCTAGTTGTGCCTGTATCTTATCATCTAACGGACCGTGAAGTAAAGCGACTTGAAATTTACTTTTCAAACCACCCATATCCGTCTCATTCAGTACCTTAGTCTGGTACATCCTAGCGACTGTTTGTCTGTCACGTGGGTCTGTTACATCCTTTACTTTTATTGTTGGATATTTACCATCAACTTTCTCTTTCCATTTTTGCTCTATCTCTACTTCACCATTATCTTGATAATAATTCTGTAGTCCAATAGGAGCATTCTTTACTATACTCTCAGCTTTAACAGCATAGAAAGCAAACTTCTCATTACCAGATAATTCATCTAAGTCTCTAGTTCTATCAAGCTCTCTCTTTTCTTCTAATTCTTTAAGCTGTAATTCAATAGCTGCTGTATCACCTTGAGCCTCCTGAGCTTTACTTAATTGCGTAGAAAGATCATTCTTAGTTTCCCAGTAAGCTGCGTCCTTTCGACGGTAGGCATCCATATGTTTACGGATGTCAGCTTCTTTTCTCTTAGCAGCTTCCTCTGCCACCGTAGTAGTAAGGAAGTTGTTAAGAGTTGTACTAAAGTTAGATAAAGCTTTGAGCTCATACTGTGCAGTCTTAGCATCCATGTTAGCTGCAGACTGCATTTGAGTTGTCTGTAGCCCTAAGACTTCTTTCTGTGATCTTAGTTGATCCTGTGCATTATCATAACGTTCCTTAGAACGTTGATTCATCCGGTTAGCTTCACTGGTAAATCCAGTTACAGGGTTGAAATTAGTGCTTACACTGCCCCAGCCACCTTTCTTATATTGTGCCATGATGATTGATTAAGGTTTTTTAGGAACCATTGTAGCTTTAATTGCTGCGTTATCTTGCATGTTCTGGAAACCTACTCCAGCTGATACACCACCCATAATAGAGCTACCAATGTTGCCCATTAGTGCAAGATTAGATGGACCTCTAGCTTTGATAGGTTTGTAAGGAATGAAGGACGCGCCAGGTGCAGTTGGTGTTGATGGTACTGCATTATTAACTTTAGCATTAGCACCATACTGTTGCATTTGTATACCGAATAGTTCAGTATTCAAGGCTGAATTAGTGTCATATAGTGATTGTTCAATAGCGGCTGTTTGCATTCCAAGCTCTCGCTCAGTCTGTAGTGTTTGTAGTAAGAATGATTGACCTGCGTTACCTGTAGATAACATTTGACCTTGTGCTTGTATAGCAGAAGCCACTATTGCTTGCTGTTCAAAGGCAGCCTCTGTCATCTTCTCTTTCGCAGCTCTAGATGCAGCCATGCTTGCCCTATCAGCTTCAATCTGATTGACATTATGTTGCTTTAAAGCATCTGTTACAGCTTGAGCTTGAGCGGCTAAGTCAGCAGAATGTTTTTCTTTCTTAGCTCTATCTTGAGCTTCGGATATTCTTAATTGATTTTGATATTGTTGTTGGGCTATTTGGTTCTGTCTAGCTACAGCTGCTTGCTGTGCTTGATGCTGACCAATAGCCGACATTACACCGCTAGCTGCGGACAGGACACCAATAGCTACGGGAGCGCACATGGTTTTATAAATGTTATAAGGGGGACTCCATTCTGTACATAATAATTTATGAAAGTAAACTTAAGAAGTTTTAACAACTTAACATGACTTTCATTTCTCATGTCACAATGATTATAAAGGTAGGGATTAGCTAAACTATTAATCCAACGTTTAGCTTCTCTCACAAAAGTATGTGGATGGTTATCTCCTTCGTCTGTGCATAACATCCAGATGATATTATCCGGTGTTACACCTGCCACTCCGACAGCCTTGTCGTGTGGTGAAGTGAAATATACAGAAAATGCAGAATTATAGTAGGACTGTAGGACTGCCACCGGAGCGTACAGTCCCATAGTCTCTTCTACTTCTCTAGCATCTTCGCGACGGAGATTCTCTCCTACCTCAAGAGCTAATTGAGGGGTGCATGTTTGTATGTACTTACTGACGTGCATGGCGTTTAGTGTTATAGCTACCATCCCAGCTTGCAGATACAAGGGTAGCGGAAAAGGGGTCAGGAATTTTTACAGTACAGTCGTACTTGGTATTCTTTTTATAGATAGGTACCTTTATATTCTTATATAGAGCGGAAGGTACCTTGTTTAGTGAGCTTAAGTCAGATATAATACCTGTCTCTTCGTGAACATAAGAGTCTCTTTGAGGTGATGTGATATGGAATTCTAATGGTCCAGACACACCAAGGTCAAAGTTCATCCTATGTATCCTTAAATCAGCTTCTACGTCGTATTGACCTCTTTCTTTAGAGAGATAATACGTTGGTAATCCTACTTCAGCAGTATATTTGTACCCAGCTGCAAATTTAACTGTTCTTAAATCACAGCTATTGAACGTAGCAGTAGCACCACTAACAGAATTAGGAGTTCTTACGTTCCCATCAGCTAGTTCTACAAGCTGTAAGTTAGCTGTACCGCCTTGTATGGTATATGGTAAGGTAACAACTGAATTACCACCTACACCGCCACTATAGGCTACGGATACACCTGTTGTAGTACCTGTTCCAGCACCTGATGTATGAATAACCATATTATCTAAACAAGCTTCGAACCGTCTAGCAATGTTTGTAGGTAGTCCTACGGTACCTTCTCCTATAGAATAAGCTCTATTACTATCAGCATCTACAATTAATTCGTAACGTTGTAGAACATAGTCTGATCCTTGTTTAGTAACACTGTAGAAATTACCAGTACTATAAAGCTGATGAACAAGAGTGCCTTGCAGTTCCCATGAGAACCATGACGATTGCTCTCTTTGTTGTCCTCCATCGAAATACTTGTAATGGTACAACGTATTAGACCCTATTTTACCAAATGTAACTACCCCAGCCTGTGCTGAGTTAGTGATTCTATTGATATCACGGGGTATATATTCAGGTACAACTCTTGTTTGTTCAATAACTTTAGGTGGTGTTTCACCTCCAGTGATAATAAGCTCAAATACCTTACTAAATGATGAGGCATTTGATGCGAACATTATAGCAGTACCAGTATCAACCGGTGCAAAGTCTGCTGTAGACTCATATGAAGACAGTTTCTTTAGCTGTGCAGTCTTAGGACTGAACTGTTCGGACTCTGTAAATAACATAAACTGCGCAGCTTCACTAAACATGACAACACCCTTCTGCATGGGTAATGCAAAGTTTAGAATAGCTGGCTTAACGTCGGATGCACCCATATCAATAGGGTCAGCATCTGACGCTGATATAGCAGAGCCTACAAAGAAATTAAAATAATCAGATGGTTGAGATATGACAACTTGTTCTCCAGCTAGGAGCCCTAGGCGATTTCGAACGAAGAAAAGCTGAGAAATTTTTTTGCCCACAAATGTAGGCATAGGGTTGGTGTTATCATCACCACATATCCTATCTACCCAGTAGTTACCACCTACAGCTGTGTAATCATTCTCATCATTATTATTAGTATCTGCATAAGACAGAGCTGACCATGTGAATGTACCATCTCTGTTGTTAATCAGAGCATGCGGCATGGTTGTATAGTCATACCCAGCATCTATAGCTGGAGCAACTGTTTCTTCCCATACACCAGCACCGATACCACCTGTAGAATCAGTAACAAATCTTACATAATAATCATCAGCTGTAGCATCTTCAGTATTAGATACTTTAACTAGATAACCATCTTTACACTGGCCTGGTAGCTTAGATATATTCTGAGCTGTAGTAGTAAAGGCTTCCAATGAGTCACCTGCCATACCACCTCTCGTACCTATAGTATTAAAGGCATAATTAGTTTGAATATATAAACCATTACCAGCTACTTCTACAGTACAGGTATTACTACCTTGGTTGTGATATTTATCTATTATCTTCTGCCTAAGGTTACCAAGCACTAAGTCTTTAGTAAGTTCAGCTTTCTTGATGTTCTTAGGTGTTCTATATACAGCTGCATTAGAGTCAACATATGACTGATACTCTGATACATCTTCAATAGTTACCTTCCAGTTCTGACCGTTAACATTAATAGTACGATAAGCACTAGCCCAACTGGTTCCTACATCAATACCGTTCTCCTGTAGTGTTACAGTGGCAGTATACTGTGTATTGTAGTTAGGGTTGTTACCATCGTATGAGTTAACAAAGTGTGTTGCATTAACAGTAACGGTGAACTTAACATCTTCCCATAGCCCATCTGTAGATTGACCATAGTACTCTTGCTTACCTGTATAAGCTGCGTCAGGGGAATCTGTTTCCCAAGTTGGTGAACTAGTTCCATCCTTTACAACCTTAAGAGCCTCAACCCGTCGCTTAGTAGAACTTGTAAGGCTAGAGTTACCAAGGCATACCACGTATTCAGAGTTATAAGCAATCTCATTAAGGGTAACAAAGGCATAATTATCTTGGAAGGATGCTGTTGTACGTGCTTTAGCTACAGTCTTCTCAGGGTTAGTAATGATCGTGTAATCATTAATAGTAAGCTTACCGTATGGTTGAGCACCAGTTTTAATTAGGTAACTATAGTCAGTAGATGAGCCGCCTGTGAAGTTAACTGTTTTTTGTGTACCATCTGCTAGATCCCATACCTTAATAGTAGGAGAATTACCAGATGTGATTTGAATTAAATATCTCTCATCACCATCTCTTAGAATTTCAAACCATTCACCACCGTCTGTAGCGTTAGTAAGCTTACCAACGTATTCTCCTGGGGCTCGCTTCTGTAAGCCAAAGGTTACATCAGGATAGGCGTTATGACAGGTTCTAAGTTGACCTGGAAATTTAATAAAATCTGGTTGTTGTGATACGCCTCCTAAGAAGTTAGGAATCCGTTGATTAATAGCTGCCATTATCTACCTATGACTTGATAAGGTTTATAGGCATTGTAAGGGTTACGTCCTCTACTGTTCTGGAAGACATTATAATCAGCTTGTTTTGTATCATACTCCAGTGCTAGTGATCTTGCAACCACTTCATCTTGCTGGAATATAGGAGCCATCTGTCCGTCATTGACCATACGTGTATGGGCTATACGTGTAGCTCTAGCTGTACAATAATCTTTAAAAGGTTGAGGCATATCCTCGAATGCATACATCCAAACTACATCTGCATAGACTGTTGCTTCATCTGCAAAAGTATTTGAACGGGTATAACGGTCATAAAGGAATCCGCCTTTCTTGATTACATCATAGTTATCGTTATGTTTGTAACGATTGATATCGATTTGTAAAATAGAATCGGATAGTGCTACTTGGTCGTTACTATCTGGTGTGAACTCAACTTCATACTCGGTGTTGAAAACCCAACCTTCCGCTTGGACTTCACGAACTACCTGCTGAAGAGTTTTCTGTGCAATAGCCACTTCGGGGCTTTGAGTATTCAATGTGTTTACTGGAGACTCTCCAACACTCATTAGAATTGAGTTGACAGCATCTAGTTCTGAAGATGTTGCGTAAGTAGGGGTTGCCATAAAAAAAAGGGGGCGTGAGAACCCCCTATAAATGTATAATTTAGAATGCGCTGCCAGCTGTTGAGGTAGCATGAAGCTCGACGCAAGCTGCTGGGTTTAGATAATCAGCACCCATTGCTAAACGTCCAAGGATCACATCACCCTGGTAGATTACAGACACATCACCACTCGTAACTTGTACCTGTGGTCCAATGGTTTCGACTACACCTGCTGCTTCTTTCTGGAAGATAACTCCACAGGAAGTAGCAAAGTCGGTAGCATTACCATATGCGTTGTTGATACCAGAGACAGAAGCACGGGCATCTTCAGTAGCTACACCAACGAACGAACCAGCTCTATCAATTGTAGATGCGGTACCATACTTAGCCTGGAACGGAACGTTCATGGATCTGTATATCTTGATACCGGCAATTGACATTACGCCGGAGCCTGATTGCAGGCCGTCACCTTGCTCGTCTCTGTTGATTAGAGCATTAGATGCAACGTTTTCGATTAGTGAGTAGTACTGTCTTGGTGAGAGTACGGCTACACGGCCATCCTGAGATACTCCTTTCTCGTCTAGTACTGCGGCTGCTTCAAAGAAGGCAGACACAATCTTACCTGAGTCAAGGGCATCAGCAGCTGCACCAGAACCTGAACCAACCTGGATCTGAGATCCGCCTGGCTCAACTTTACCGGAAGCTGAGATGGGGTGTGCTGCACGAGCACCACGTATGATCGATCTAAATACTAGACGGTCATACTTTTCTGCAAGAGCATATCCAATCTTCTTAGATATCTCTCCTCTGAGCTCATAGTGGGCAAGAGTTTCATCCAGATCATATACGAATGCGCTAGAGATGAGTAGATCATCAACATTGATGGTCTTCTCTGCTACTGGCGGATCACCGGAACCTAGTATGGGGGTTCCTGGCGTATGGAATGAGGCTCCCATACGTCCTGTATAGATGAACTGTAAACTTTTACCTGACTTGAGCGTACGCTTCGTGACTAAATCACGAGCAATTGTATTATGTTGGAACCCTTTAAATAGCTCTCCTGAAAATAGTTTCAGATACAGAGCATACTTATCGGTAGCGCCATCATAACCTGTACCGGTAGATAGATTAATTCTACCTAACGCGGTTTGGGTAGCATTAGCCATTGATAAGAGTGTATTTGTTTACGACTCTAAAACGTTTTAGAAATATTTAGTTTTTATTTTAGCGTATCGTCGCCACACGTGCGGCAGTAAGGGTATCCTCGTAAGGGCCTTAAAGCCTAAAGCGGGTAACCGGATTCGAACCGGTGACAACAGCTTGGAAGGCTGCAGTTTTACCACTAAACTATACCCGCCTGACCCTAAGAGGTCAGCGCTTCTTCAAGCGAATCATAATCAACTTCGTTGTTCATGTAGTCATCGTTCCTTTTAGCTTCGGCTTCAGGATCTTTGATATCTACTTCTTTATAAACTGGTTGTGTTCCAAACCTAGTTACTACTGCGTTATCCATCTTTAGAAGGTTCTAGTTTTTTTACTTCGGATTCAAGGTTGGCCAGTAAATCCACAAGTTCTGATTTTCTGCGATCATACGCAGCCTCAAGTTGTTCGAGTTGCGCTTTAGCTTCTTTGACCTCGTTTTCTTTTTGAGTGAGTTTAAGTTTTCCAAGCTGCTCCTCTGATACAACATACACGGTGCGTGTAGGTGGTTGGAAATAGTAATCGAATAGTGAATACATTAATAGTCTTCGGTTAGTGTACAGGGACAATCACCTTTACAGTTTTCATGATAGTTTAAATGCATGACTTCTATAAAGGTAAAGAACCCCAGGACCAATATAAGTATGGCCCATGGGGATTCTAGATACTTCATCAGAACTTATACTTAGCGCCGATTTTAGTACCGTATGCATTGTCAGCATCTTCATCAGTAATGAATGATACTTCACCATACACATCGAACTTCTCTGAAGCAGCGATGGTTACACCACCTTTGCCTGAGAATTCAGTTGATCCGTCTACAGCGTCGCCGTTGACGAGAGCTGGTCCACCTTGAATATAGTATCCAAGATCTCCTACATCTCCCTCATAGCCTACGTGTAAATCAGTAGTACGGGAAGTATAATCATTGCCTGTATAAGATGCGTTAGACTCGACGTTTACATAAACGCCAGCCATTGCAGGAGCAGAAGCGATAGATGCCGCTAGAGCAAGTGCAAGTTTTTTCATGTTAAGTTTTACTTAGTAGTTTTTGTGTACTCAACACCACGATACCTTAGTTTAACAGTCATTGTTAATACTCCAGTACCACACCCCCGTTCCATGATGTGGTTTCATGCGTTCTTCTAAGAAGAATGAACGGACGTGGCGTGAGTTGGCTTCTACTGGTTTGATCCGAGCCGCCAATATATTACCCGATTGTTTCGGGTGTTGCTGCTAAATCTAATGGGAAATTATGTGCGTTTCTTTCATGCATTACTTCCATTCCTAAGTCTGCACGGTTGAGCACATCAGCCCAAGTGGGGACGACTCTTCCGTTTGCATCGAGGATGGATTGATTGAAATTAAAGCCATTAAGGTTGAAAGCCATGGTAGATACTCCCATGGAGGTGAGCCATATGCATACCACGGGGAAAGAAGCAAGGAAGAAATGAAGACTCCTGCTATTATTAAACGAGGCATACTGGAAGATGAGCCTGCCAAAGTAGCCATGAGCTGCGACGATATTATACGTCTCTTCCTCTTGACCGAATTTGTATCCATAATTCTGAGATTCTAAGTCAGTTGTTTCTTTAACAATTGAACTGGTAACCAGGGAACCATGCATAGCAGCGAACAAAGCGCCGCCAAATACCCCCGCAACTCCCAACATATGGAAAGGATGCATGAGGATATTATGTTCCGCCTGAAAGACAAACATAAAGTTGAACGTTCCCGATATCCCCAACGGCATACCGTCAGAGAAACTTCCTTGTCCGAAAGGATATACCAAGAAGACAGCAAAGGCTGCTGCCACTGGCGCTGAGTAAGCAACACAAATCCAGGGCCTCATCCCTAATCGATAACTAAGTTCCCATTGGCGTCCCATGTAAGCTGCGATGCCGATGAGAAAGTGGAACACAACGAGTTGATATGTTCCTCCGTTATATAACCACTCGTCGATGGTTGCAGCTTCCCAGATTGGGTAGAAGTGAAGACCAATTGCGTTAGATGATGGGACGACTGCCCCTGAGATGATGTTGTTGCCATAGAGTAATGATCCAGAGACGGGTTCGCGGATGCCGTCAATGTCCACAGGAGGTGCAGCTATGAAGGCAATGATAAATGCTGTGGCAGCTGTAAGTAGACAGGGGATCATTAGAGTACCGAACCATCCCACATAGAGACGGTTGTCAGTACTTGTAACCCAGTCACAAAAGCTTTGCCAATTATTATTTGGTTTAGTTAATGTGGCTGTTGACATTAGTTGTTGTAGCTAGTTTTTTTAGGTTTGTCCTTTTTAACTTTTTTCTTTTTCTTTTTTTTGTTCCCGCTTAAGAATCTATAACGGGGTGCCATTAGTTAACATTTGCATTGAATGGTTTACCATACTTACCTTTAAGCTTAAAGGTTTTATCAAGCTTCTCTTGACCTTTCCATTGATCACCACCCATACCAGCATCTTCAAGAGCTTTGTTGGTAGCATCACGACGGTCTTTAAGTTTCTGTAGTAGTCCCATTACTCTTCCTTCTTCTTAGCAGGGGCTTTAGCTTGAGCTACAGTCTGACCATAGCGAGCTTTGAATTGTTCATCAGAGAGACCATCGATCCCGCCTGAGTTAGTGATTACAGCAAGGTCTTCAGCCTTCTGTTGTTCTACTGTTCTAGTCATTATACTTTAAGGTTTGATCGTTCTAGTTTTCTCTGTACATCATAGCGGTAAGCTTCATCCTTTTCATACTTAGGGCTTTCCATATCACGTACAACCTCAGCCATACTACGATAGGTTTCACCAGCTCTAGCATTCTTACCGGTCACTAATGTAGGTGTCCTACCTTGAGAATCTTCATACTGTCCCATCAATGCTTTAACAGCAAAGCGTACAGCTGCTTTGTTACCAGTGTTGGTAACTTCATCGAATGCTTGGATGTCATCTTGACTTAAGTTTTGAGACGCCCAATCAGTCATAGCATCATAGTTAGATTTTCCGCCTGCTAATGCATACATATCATTAACATCTTGCTGGGTCAATACTTCTGCATTAGAAGTATATCCCATCTCGGCAGCTCTACCTGCTAGATAAGAGTCCACTGCATTTTTAGGTAATCCAGCTTTCTGTAAGTTCTGATACATTTCATCAGTAATAGTACCATTATTACTATGGAAATGCTGACTTATCTCCCATGGATCTAGGTTAGCATCCTCAAATACAGCTGCTAAGTTTTCACCATAGACCTCTTCAACAGTATCGTAGTCTACACTACCATCTTCTACATAACCTGACTTACCAGGAACGGCTTCCCAGTTATCAGATTCAAGTTTAGGTTTTTCACCTTCACCTAGCTTCTGTTGTAGTTCTATGTATGCTTTCTCAAGTTCTTCTGCATCTTTATATTTTCCAGCCAGAAGTTCTGACTGTTGTTTTTGCATATCCTCGCCAACTGCGAGGTTCTCTCCATCTCTTGCTTCCGCTTCAGCTATAGCCTGCGGATCATTAGATGGATCATATGTAATTGTTTCTGCCATAGTGCTTTATTATGCTCCTGGTAGTGGCGCGGTTTGTTCTTGCATGTCAACTGGATCTTGTGAAGGCTGTGGTTGAGCAGCACCTCCAGTCATTTGAGCCATCATATCTGCGGCTTGTGGGTTTTTACTTGGGTCAGCCATAGGTGAATTAGCAAACTGTCCTGCTTGCTGCATCATAGTAGCTTGCATCTGTTGTTGTTGAGCTTGCTGCTGTTCAGCATTTCTTTCATCTACACTCTTAACAAGGTTAAGTATATCAATACCTTGCGCAGCTGCAAGTCTCTTAATAGCTTCATCAGGATTAAGTAAACCTGAGATAGCCTCCGGTCCCATTGTCTGAGCAATGGTAGTGATGAATTGTATGAGTGATTCTCTATCTTGTCCTCTACCTAGAGCGTTAACTCCAGCTACAATAGTAGGACGTACTAAGTTCTTAGGTATAGTAGGTATCTTTTTACTTGCTTGTAAGACATGCATCTTACGATTCAAGTATGGTATCAGGAACTCAGTAGTTAACAGTGAGAATAAACCTCCCAACTGTTGCTCTAGTTCCATCTGTGTCATACGAACTTCTTCTGCAGTAGTCCTTTCACTTTGTCTAGGTTGTAAGACAAGGAAAGCTTCTCCTAGTCTCTTCTCTAGTACATTAATTAATTGAAAAGCAGTTTGCATATCAGCTTGTTTACCAACCTGTACCACTCCTATGTCTTCTGGTCTACCTTGTATGATAGCACCGTTACCAGCTTGTGCAAGTGCTGCTGGTTTAGTGGTTGAGCTAGGAGATACAGTAAAGATTACTTTAGCTGCAGCTGCTGAACCTTCAACGACTGCCTGCATTAATCCTTCGAGAGACTTAAGATCTCCCATGAATTCTTCTACTCTACCTCGGCCATAGTCCTCACCGTCTACTGTTACAAACCGTAGCGGTAGCCATGGACTTTTATCTAGTGGAGCCTTGCCTTCTGTACCTGGCAGTAGGTAATCCTCTACCTCTTGATGCCAGACATAACCCTTCTTAGTTAAGTGTACACAGGTGTAGACATCTACATCCTTGTCGTGTCCCCCTGTGCTTTCATCGACGACGCCGATCTTAGGAGGAAGTTTATATTGTGCGCCTAGTATTTGGCGATTTACTCGCTCTCTTGTAAGTATTTCAGTTACGTTACCATTACCATCTCTTTCTACTACATACCTGTTGAGTGGATACATTTTAATACCATCTTTACCCATGTAAAGAAGAGCATTACCTGTAACAACTAGATGCTTAAGTGCTGTGAAGATTTGAACACGATCAGTAGAGGCAGCAATGCTCTCCATAATCATACGTTCAATCTTAGCGAAGCTTAAGTCCATTTCACTCTTAGCTTCAGGTGGTATCTCTACCCCTAACTTAGAGTCATCTAATTGGAGTTTAAAAAAGGATGTAGAAGGTGGTAGTAACCCTAGCATTAGCTTAGAGGCTAGAGTTACCACACCTTTAGCACCGACTGATTGCCACGGAGTTTTAAACTTCGTGTACTCTGCCTTCTGTTCCTCATTCAACATGAGTGTAGGTAGAGTTAGCTTAGCACAGTCAAGTGCTACGTCAAGAAATGCTGTACGGCCACTGGTCAACTTACTGTATCGTTGCCGTGCTGTGTTCATTATTTCTTAGTAATATTTAATGCAGATCCTGCACCACCTGTAGAAGCACCGCCACCTGTACCTATGTTCAGGTTGCTAGCTGTTGCTGCTGCTGGAGCATCTTTAGCTAGGGTACTAGTTCCTTTCCTTCTCTTTTGTTTCCGCTCAGCTCTACGGCTAGCGGTTTCTTTTACCTTTGCACCTTGACCCTGTTCGGAGACATCTAGTTCTCCTGATGTGGGTAGTTGTACCGGATCAGGTTGTTGAACCTGAGGAGGTGGTGGTGGAGGTGGGGGAGGAGGAGGTGGAGGTGGTGGAGGAGCCGAAGGGCCGCCGCCGCACATAATTTATTCCTCTGTAAGTTTGCTTTTTAGGTATCGTACAACGCTGATCTGTCCTATCCGATAGGCCATTTCCTTTTCAGATAGTGACAGCTCAGGCATCTTGTCTGGAAACTGTTCGTCAAGTTCTTTGACTAGCATCTCCAGGTCAAGCGTACTTGGGAAGATTGGGGTTTGCATGTTCAAAGAAAGCTGGCATCCTTGCGTTCTGTGTAGCAATTAAGCCTTCGGCTTTACCTCTATACATTAAAGAGTCGCTCTGATCCAACCAAAATTTTTTGTCCAAATATTTTTGAGAGCTTGACTTTAGTGGGGACATAACCCAGCTAATAGTAGCTTTCCTCAGCTTGTCCAAGCTTGGTGAGACTGTCAAGCCAAGCTCTCTGCATACCAGGGAATTCGAGGCAACATGAATCTGTTCGTCTCTTGAGATATCTGCACTCACCGTGCGCATTCCAGCGTCACCGTTAAAGCGGAAGAATGGGAGGAGGACAAAGAAGATCGCCCTTTCAGCGACCATGGCTTTGAGAATTGTGTGATCCGGATGTGATATCCATGCATCTCTGATTCTCTTAGCTTCTTGTTCTGCTTTCTCATCCACTCCGTGAGCCTCGGCGATATAACCGAGAGCGAGATCGTGTCTCTCTTCGTCCCTGACATTGGACACAAGTAGCTCCCTCGCTGTCTCTGGAATTTCATTTTTAAGAGCCTCCTCAATGAAGTCTCCTACTGGTACTTCCATATGCCTCATAGCGAGGGCGCGACGCAGAGTTTCCTCCGCGCCGTCCATAACTTTTCCTGCAGTGGTCTGTACTGGAGACCATTTACGTTTTCGATTTAATAATTTATCATAGGGGTTCATTTCATTCACCGCATTCGCATTGTGGAGCAAGTATTTCCTCCAGGTATGCGTCAGCTTCAGCGTCTTCTAGTGCAGCGTATGCATCGGACTTGTCCTGAGTGTTACCCATAACCTGTAAGGAATAGTATAAAGAGGTTTGGGGGCTATCAAGCCACTCTTCCACGAACGCATTGTCGTATTCTACAACATCACTCCATGAGTTAAAGCTGTAGCCGTGAAGAAGTCCCGTTTTATTTAATAATGTCATGAAGCCGTCGGCTACTTTTTTATAAGCATCCCAACCAACTCCACTGGCAATCTCTACATTACCATAATCGTAAGTTTGTACACCAAAGGTGCCAGAGTCACGGTCAACACTCTTAGCTATTGGGGGTGCGATCTCTGGTGTACATGTATAGCCATCTAAGTCTTGACTCCTGTAAGAACAGGAGGCGGTAGGGGCAATGGCCCAAGCCCTATCCATTTTGTTAGCTCTAGCAACATTAGATGCTAGTTCTATACCCTTATGTAGTTCAGCTACGATAGATCCAGCTCTACCTGCGGGTGGCCTTCCGGCATTGAAAGTTTCGAGTGCTTCACCGAACTCTCGGTAGGTAATTTGGTATCGTCGCAATAAATTGGCGAGACCGAGGAATCCGAGTCCAACTTGACGGTCCGTTTCACTTGGAAGATATTCTCCAGTCCTTCCAACGCCTGTTCGGCCATGAAGATCGCACAGCTCGGACATACCCGTAAAGATAGCCTCTTGTAAGTTGCCGATTGTAGTGGCACCGAGATTAATATGCTGGAGCAAGCACGTTCCTCGTGATCGCAAATATACCTCAAGACAGACGTTTCCATAGATACGGTTCCCATTCTCATCGTGTTTAATTTTGTTGAGCCAGATATCTCCTGACTTGATACCATATATTATGGCCTCCCGTGTTGTCGTATCAGTACTTTCCCACTTTTCGTGGTCAAGATCGACGCATCTTTTGATCCATGGGAGCTCGTGTCTGGGAGTAGTAACAAACTCAACGATGTCAGGGTGATCGATGTCAAGATGAACCACAACAGCACCGTTCTTGTAGACTCCTCCTCTTCGAAGTGTTTCATTTAGTACTGAATAAACTTTGGCGAATGATACTGGTCCACTAGCTGTCAAGCCACGGCCATTCTCATTACCACGCGGTCTAAGTTTTGAGAGGTGTACTGCTACACCTGCACCATGACGTAATGCAAAAGATACATAACGCCATGATCTTTCTATACCTTCATCACCCTCCATCGAGTCATCGACTACGAAAACGGTGCATGAAACTGGCAGTCTGGAATCAGGGTTGTCTATCCATGATTGTACTCGGCCAGTACGAGCGATCACTTGTGCTGTCATTAAACTAAATCTTCTAAATTTGGTGGTGCATAGTTCGGTCCTTTCAAGACCTTCCCATCTTCTCTAAAGATAGGTTGACCGTTAGTATCAAGCTTTGACATATTGCTTTTATGTACACGGTCTAAAGCTTCATCTAAATCCCACCTTTGATTAGCAGCGTACTGATAACAAACGTAGACTAGATCAGCTAGTTCTTTTAGGCAGTTCGCCTTTGGTTCTGTGCCTGTACGGAACAGCATCCCATCTGCTTGAAGTAGTTCTTTGAACTCTTCTGTGATGAGATTCATTTGGCGGCTCCGCGCTTCTCTGCTGATGGAATTTCCAATTCGATACGTCGAACGAAACTCTTTCGCTTGACTTGTCAGAAATGTCATGTGGATGTCGGGTGTTATGGTCAGCATCAGTCATGTTAAGTAGCGACCACGCTAGGTGGTCCACCTTTACCGCCTTTCTTACCTTTACCAGCTAAATTCCAACCTGGATGTCCAGGTGTAGGTCTCTCATAGTAAGGTGCTTCAGGGTCTTTCTTTCCGTTTCCTTTCTTCTTAGTCATTAGGGCTCCATAAAATAACTTGTTGTTTGTCGTAGTCATAGTCTTCATGCTGTAGGATCTTAGCGAGCCTAGCATTCATTAAAGCATCATCGTCTGATAATCCTTTATCTTCATACGCTTTGCACACAGCACTCCATGGAGTCTTGTGCTTATTTAGTATATCAGAAGCTCGCTTGACTCCAATGCCAGGGCATCCACTGTATCCATCTGTAGCATCACCTGCTAAAGCTTGGATAAGATGCCAGCGATCTCCGTCTTCTTTTGTGATCTCTTCTACGTCATTAGTCATGTCCCATAGGACACCTGGTATCTGACGCATATCTTTATCGGGTGAGACGATTATATTATCTACGCTTGGATGTTTTGTTGCATCCATGCCTAGAGAATCATCCGCTTCTAGTCCGTCCCTAATAACCACGTTATAATTATCGCGGCAGTGATTGACCAAGCGTTTATACCCCAAAGGCTTGCGCCTGTTTCGATGCCCCTTGTAATCCGGAAAAATTTCTTTCCTAAAATTTTGAGGACTCGAAAAGTATAAGATGATTTCATCATCCATCATAGCGGTTTGTATCTTTCGTAACTCACGCTCAAATACCTTGAGAGTTTCTTTGAAATCAGATTGTGCAATAACTACATCATCTCCAAAATCTATACACTCTTCACAGGCTTGAGCAGATTTGTAAGCTACAAAGTCTGTATCTATTAATAGCATTAGTGTACCTCTGCCCAGTTGTTACCGATATTAGCATCAGCTTCTATAGGCAGTCTTATTTTATAGTATTCACCAGCTTCCAACGCTGCTAGCTTACAAGCAAAAGCAACGTCCTCGCTTGATGATGGTGGACTTCCTAATACTTGTTCATCATGCACAAAGGCGTACCTTTCGTGCTTAATGTCACGCAATTTATCAGCTGTTAATACCAGCCATCGCTTGGCGACCGTGGCTGACGATCCTTGTATGAGATAATTGAGGGATTTGTGCCGCGAGTCAACGCTGATACTACGGTGGTCGAGTCCAAGAACATAACCCCGTGTACTAGCTTTGTGTACCGCTTCCACAAGTTCCTTAAGGCCAGGTATGGCATCGAGATAAGCTTTCCTAATCTCTTTACCTTTTGCCTTCGCCTTGTCCTCGGAAAGCCCTGAGTCGTACGAAGTACCGATCTTCCGATCTCCCGCCCCATATAAGAAGGCATAGGTGACCGTCTTAACAAGTTTGCGTGAAATCCCGATTTTGTCTGCATTTTTTTGGTGAATATCTCCATTGAGTAGAATCTCTGCATATCTACCACCGTCGTAACGGGTTAGGTAATGAGCAAACATCCTTAACTCAATGCCTGCAAGGTCACTATCTATAAGTTTCCATCCAGGTTTAGTAATGAATAGCTCACGACAATCAGTGTCGCTGCTAACCTGCGCGAGATTAGGCTTCGCGTGTGCCATTCGATGCGTAGCAGCACCGATAAAACAGGAGTGGTGAAGCCTGCCATTCTTGACCAACTTTAACCACGCATTGTTTCCTTGTGAGAGCATTCCTAGTTTCTTCTGTGTTTCCAGTATTCCTAGAAATAACAATGCTTCTTCTGTACCGATTTCTTTTAAGACAACCTCATCTATAACAGCTTTGCCTGTAGCAGTAAGCTTCTGAGGTTTCCATCCTTTCTGTTGTAGTAACCATGATACATGATCTCTACTACTAGGATTGAAATCTTTTAACCGTTGCATTTCAGCACCGGCTACATACCCTTGTGTCTTGTTATCACGTTTAGGTGTAAACAGGTTACCAGGTACGAATCTACAAAGCCCCTGAGCTTGCGCTCTAAGACTCTCTAGCTTGTTCATTAATGTGTTCTCTAGCTCTTGAGCCTTACGAACATCAAAAGGCCATCCTACGCGCTTCTGATCTTGCATCATCTCAGCAATCTGATGCTCTAGGATGACGGGTTCAGGTATTTTTGGAAATGTTGCCATAGTTTGGTTAGGACAGCTACATCTTGTTTGCAGTATTCCTGCATGTCTGGACTCCATTCAGCCCAGTCAGTGGTCTTTGCGAACTCACCTTTAAAACATTTAAGACGATAGCCGTATGCTTCTAGACTATGTGATCCATATAAACTAACTGGCATCATAGGCCACTTACGTTTCTTGTCAATGTCTAGTAAGTTTGGGTGAAAGTAGCGGCTTAGGATAAGTGTATCCCAATGAGGTGTAGTCAGTTCTCTAAAGAAAGGGTAGTGCTTCTGTAGTTGAGGTACATCGTATCCAATACCATTGTGTGAGATGATATTAGTAGCACACATCAACGAAGTTATACCATTACATATAGAGTATGAACCAGCCATAGGTAACTCTTTCGGGTTATCTGCATATGGTTCATCATTGAACTCCTCAATGATTCCATTGTCTATGTCTTGTGTGACTATACAATGAACTCGTTTTGATTCAAACCCATCTGTCTCAATGTCAAAGGCGAGATTTACTTGGGTTTCCATGTGTAGGTTTTGTCAACAAATTTTGCTTTGTCAACTGCTTCTTGTGTAGGTGGGTCAGGTTTCTTTAATAGTTTTTCTCCTGTACTTCTCCATATACTCTCGTACTCATACCAAGGATGTACGTATACATCTCGGCGAGTTTTCTCTGATTCGTGCACTACTTCATGTTTAGAAATCTGTGGCTGGGTTGAATTCAGTGGTCGCAGTTTCATGTTCTGTAAATCTGCATGTGTTCAAATCATAGGTTATCTCGCAAGCCTTGCCAGTCTCGCCTGAATAACGATTTTTAAGGATTCTAACAGTCGTTCCATCTCCAGAAGTTCCGGCTTGCTGGTCTCTTTCGAGGGCAATAACCGTATCTGATATTTGAGCAATGCTATGAGATCCTCTGAGGCTGGACAAGTTAACTCTTCCACCCTCTTCGTGTGCGTGTTTGTCATTACTTGCTCTCCTTAAGTGGGAGACTAAAAATAGTGTTATTCCTGTTCTCTCTACTAATGATCTTAGTTTCGTCATGGTCTGGTCGATCATGCGCCGTTCATCCCCCTCTAATCCACTCAGTAAAATACTGATATGATCTAGGAATATAACACGACACTCCAATCCACTGGCCATGTATTCGATACGTTGATAGATAGTATCTGGATCAAAGCTTCCAAACCCATCAAAAAGGTAAAGATCATAATTGGCAAGAGATACCAGAAAGTGCTTATCGATTTCTTTCTTGTCATGGTCTCCTATATGCAATGGTTCTCCCACTGCACATGACATTATTCCGAGTGCGGTGTTTCTATTTCCTGCTTCAAGTTCCAGGATCCCAACCCGTTCCCCCTGCTGTAGCAGGTGAGTTGCAAGGTTACGGCAGAATGACGTTTTTCCGGAACCAGTGCCCGAAGTAATTGTGACAAGTTCTCCATACCGGATCCCGTGTAGTTTCTCGTTAAGTCCTTTGAAAGGATACTCATGGATACATTTTAAGTTAGGTGTACTAACTAATTCCCTTAAGGATTTCCCTTCAACAATTCCATCAGGACGGTACGTTTTTGCGTCGTAGATAGCCCTTCGAATCGCATCCATGTCTCCTTGCTGAAGAGCATCGGAAGCGTCCTTGTACTTCTCCAGTCTCGCAATCTTCGCCTTGCCAGGAGGTAATATAGCAGCGCAGTCTTGCGCAGCTTGAATTCCTGCATCGTCATTATCGAAGAATAAAACGATTTCCTCATAACCTTGGAGAAGGGGTAATACTTTCTGTAAATCCTTCTTAGCTCCTGCGGCTCCATGCGGGATAGAGACGTGAGGCCATGTAGGTTGCGCAGCATATCCGCTAGCGGCATCTAATTCTCCCTCGTAAATTGTTAGTCGTCTTCCAGTATCAGGAATTAGATTTTGTCCAAAAAGCTGATGATCGGTGTTATCACCTTCCATCCAAAACTTCTTGTCTTTCGTCTTTACTTTTGCCGCTACTACATTACCTGCTTTATCAAAGTAATGCATACGCAGTGTGTCTCCATCCTTGTGGATACGATACTTGCGGCATATCTCTTCAGTAAGTCCACGTTTCTTTAATGAAACGGGTGTACCTTTAAGCATTATCTGTGGTGCGGTTGATGATAGTGGAATTTCATCTGTGCCAGCTGTACGTGTATGGCATACAAAGCAATAGGTATGACCATCTGTATACATGCTGTTAGCATCAGATGATCCACAGTTAGGACACGGAAGGTGGTATAGGAACTCCGACTCCGAGCCAGCTTGTGGGGATTGCATAATATGCACACCAAGGGAAGCCATTCTTAGTGGCCCACTTGGCATAAGTGGTCTTTGATTTTTTGTTTATTTTATTGTGAGGTGCCTGAAAGACAAGTCGAATGTCTAGATCGGGATTCGCTTTCTTAACTGCCAGCATCTTGCGACGGCTGGGAGCGTCAAAGTAGCCCTTAGTCTCAAGATAAATATCTCCAATTCTAAAATCAGGAGTATATGTGTGCTCTATAACATATGGGAACTTAGAGTCCTCATACTTATAGTCGATCTTTAACTCATCTAGTAATTCAGCGACCTGCCTTTCGAGGCCGCTTCTCATCAGAAATCCTCATCCTCATTTTCTGAGCAAGGTGTTGTATCTACTACAGGTGCTGGGTCGTTAGCTTTAAACCCTTTTGTTTTACCAAATAGGTCAGCTGCGTCCTCTGCACTTAAGTTACCTTCATCTGAGACACCAGCTCCATTCTGTATGCTAACAATCTGTACTGATTTTAGCTTAACGGATGTGCCTATGTCACCAGCAGGTAGTAGATAAGGTTTCTGAATAAAAGCTAGCTTAACCTTACTACCACTGTAAACAGGGGTATTTGTGTCGGTGATAAGTGTACCTTCAGTATCTACGATAGTTGGGGTTATCTTATCTCCTTGTTTCCAGCTGAATTTAATCTGATATTTATCAGACCCTTCAACTTCTTCCCATGGAGGGTGCTTAACAGTCACTCTCTTGGGGTTCTTTGCTCTGTTTCTAGCCCATTCAAGACAGCTCTCACGCTCATCCTCTAGTACTTCTACTAGATCCTTGCATATAAGTGCAGACAACTTGTGCCCATACTCGCCAGGTTTAAGGATAGCTTGAAAACCCTCTAGTACAACAGGCTCTCTTGTTACATGTGTAGTGCTCATTAACAGAAAAAGTAAGTGGAATCTGCGACAATCTTAGGATCTAATGTCCCGACGATTGGCGGCGGTTCGGTTGCTTGGATAATTTCTCCAAATCGTGTAAGCCAGCAGTCTTGTGTGAAGATTCGTTGGTAGGTCTCTCGCACAAGTCTATTGAGTGTTCCCATGTCTCCTGCTCTAGCAAGGATTGAATCATGGATGACTGTGAATGGTTCATTGAACTCTTGAAAGGAACAGTGCAATATAGATGCATCCAAAGAGTGTATTAGATTAGGAGCAGTACTAGACTTATGACGTGTTGGACACGGCTCTCCTTTACCTACAGTAAGACTAACTTGAGTCCTACCTAATAGTTGTAGATCTAATCTCTCAGTTTCTCTCTTGTTTCGTTGTTGATTAACTACAAACCCAGAGGGTGTAGTCCATTCAACCTCAGTTGCTCCATTACGGATATACTGACCGACGTGTGTTTTGATCCAACGCATAACTTGCATTGGGCCAGGTACTATAGCATCCATACTTTTATAGACAGCATCAACTACAATTGAGACTTGCTCAGGTGTAGGTTCAAATCCCTGTTCTTTCAATGCTTCTCGGATGTACACCCGTGAGGATGACTTCGTAGCATTGTAAGGAATTGTCATAACTGTCCTTTTTGTGGTCTTGCGAGTGAGCCAGTGATGTAGTTCCATAGGGACATACTTCTTAGCTTCCTCGGCTACAGCTTTATAAGCATCACTAGGTTGGCTTCCAGGACATACATTTACCAGCTCGGCTGTTGACCGATCCTTTGCGAGCCCAGCTAATATCTGGAGCCCACTACATGTAGCGTCTACTGCAACCATTAATCCTGTGGTTGGCTTATCACATTCAATACAGCAATGGTGGTACTCATGACATGCAGCCATGAACTGCCACGGTTCGTCAACACCCTCCCATTCAGGGAGACTACCAATAGGATCAGTAGCTATTTTACTAATTAGACTCCTGTTTCTATCAACCCATTGTAATCTTTCAATCATTGTAGCTTTATCCAACCCAAAGGTTGTAGCTACTTGAAAGGCTAACCATGTATTAGCTGACTCAGTAACAGGTGACTCATTAGAAAATCTTATGAGTGCTTTACCGAAGTCTGTATCTTGAGGAGTGAGGAATGCAGGGATAGGGTAGGCTCTACCACGGTAGTCAAAAGACCAACATAAATAGAACTCATCATCTCTAAACTTCTCGGCTGCCTCTAACTGTGTTCTAGTCCTTACTGATCTCTTAAAGTTAATACGATCAGCGTTGTAAGCCTCAGCAGTAGCTCGTTTCCAAGCTTGCTTAGCCTCCTTATCAAACTCTATATCTGGAGGTTTAGGAGGTTTAAAGGCTTCTGTTATAGGTATGAATTTACCTATACTAATACCACGTTCATTGAAGTGCTTAGCAGTATCAAGAACATGAGTATTTACACGGTATTCAACCTGTTGTAGCTTGTTTAAAAAAGCTAGGGGAATGTTCCCGTGTTTTAATGAGGGATTACCACGACGTGTAAGTTCATGCCCTCTCATCAGCTCATTGGTTATGTAGCCACCACACTTATCGTTAGTCCAATCGTTAGGACGTATAAGCATAGGCCAAGGGATACCACTGAACATCTCAGCAGATCTAATAAGCTGTTCTCTTACTTCATTGAACTTAGGAGTAGGCACAACTCTAGCAACCTTACGTCGCTTGCTTTTCTGGTCTATCTCCTTAGTAAACCACCCCGTCGCGATGATGGTGGAATTTAAACACCACGCACCTAAAGAAGTACGGGTCTTAATGTTCCAGGACGGCCATACAATATCCTTCCTGCCAAAGATTACACTAGCAATAGCAACCTTCTGTTGCGTACCACATGATTCATGGAAGTATTTATCTTCAATGTATTTCATGAGTTCAGGATAGTTAGCCCTATACCATCTGAACTTACATTCAGATTCTAAGGCTGAGCCCACTGATACTAGTACATTAGCTAGTAAGTCAGCGTCTCTTTTCATACTGAACACATTATCAAAGATAACCTTCAATGCAATCGTGGCGATAGCTAGTGATTCTAACTCGCTAAGATGTTTAGCAACAGGTTGATAATGCTGCCCGGCTGCACCTTTCTTTAGTTTAGAGACTGATGAATCAATCTCTTTAATAACCAAAGGAAGAGCAGCCGAGATACTTGCCGTTCCGTATACACTCGCGGAAGCGTAACTCTTCTCCTCTAACTTCTGAATGGAATCCATCAGACGTTGGCGGCCACAAGAAATCGCTTCCTTCTCTAACGAGTATTGTTTCGAGATCTGTTTCGGTGTCGCCATAAGCTAGAAACATAGAGTATTCTTCAGCATTTAGATGATCATACGTCATAGTATTTGCATTGTTGCTCGTTAGGGAACTCTTGGCAGTAATCATCCATAGAGTTATAACAAGTATAGTGAGGTATGAAGAATCCAACTTCATGGAACCCATCACGTTTAACGTTCAAGGTACCACATGCAGCCAGAGTTATAAGAAACTTCTGGCTAACCTCACCATTATCGTACACCTCACCGGTGTCTTGATCTATCCCGTAACCCTCGTTTTGTAATAACTCTTCAAGGTCGGGAGCATTAATAGGTCTCATAGGTCAGCAGGTGCATGAATAGCGTGGTCAGTTAGGATAATTACATCCTCGTGGTCTTCTACCCATAGCTTAGCTAAGTATTTCTTAGCAGCTTTGGCATTACGATAAGATCTTTCGTTGACCTTACCAGTCTTTGGGTCTGAGCTTCTGATGATACAAGCGTAGGCTGGTGGTAGATCCCAACTTATCGCAGCACCGAGCCCATCTTCGATGGAGAAAGGTGTTATCTCATCAGTAGCGGCCCACCTTGATACCTCGTCGATGCGATTATCAAAGGAATCTCTTCTAGCCATAGTTAAATCAATTCAGTAACTTGGTATTTGTTGTACTCTTCATGCTTCCATAAAGCATAAATTGTACCTTGAAATAAAATTACAGCTAGTAAACCTAGCATTATATACTTACTCTCCTTTAGAAAGGATTGAATAAGCATCTTCAAAACGTTTAAGAAGATCATACTGTGGTCTCACTGTAGTTTCTACGGCTGGGTCATAATCATGCCACCAGTCGTTTTTCATAGCGTCAATTACTACTTGTAACTCACGCTCTGTCAGGTTTAGTTGCTTACGTTTCATAGTAAGTAAGTGGATAATAGGGCCGAAGCCCACGGTCTATACGGGAATTGAACCCGTACTACTAGCGTGACAAGCTAGCGTCCTACCATTAAACGAATAGACCTGGAGCCCTTGAGCTTTCGCTTCAGGGCTTTAAGCCTAGCACGGCTCATCGCCAATGCTCTAGGTCTTAACTTTCTTTTAAGGTTCTTCTTGGAATGATGAACCCAGTTTGGAACGTTCATGGTTTACCTTATCTAAGAATACTTGCTTCCACTCAGCCCATATAGGCACAGTGGTTGGGCTATTCCTTAGTGCACGTTGTGACATTAGATGGTAATACATCATTTCAAGCTCTTGTTCAGATACCTCCATGATGCTCCACGTTACAGTCACGTTGTACTATCTCATGGCAGTCCTTGAGGACTACATACTCATCCTCTTCTAACGCATCCTTTATATGATCTACAATCCAGTCAATAGTGTCAGCTTGGACAGTTAAAGACAAGTGGTGGACTGGCATGTCACACTCTCTTGATGATGGGATTTGTGTCATAGGTTTAGATAGGCGTACGTGCATGATGATGGTGGATATTCATTGATAAAAAGGAAGGGGAATTAATCCCCTTATTTATGGTGCTGCCTGTTTAACTTGATCGACTAACTTATTAAAGTTAGGCTTAATGTTAGCAACAAAGCTAACAACCTTTGGCCTTACCTTATCCTCTAGCCATTGAGAGTCTTTATATAATTGTTTAACCTCATAGTTGTTGATAGCCATGCGGTTAATAAAGTCCTCTCTATAACGAGAAAGAGGAATAAGTTCAGCATCAGGTCGTGATGTTTTTGCATTTGTTTCGACAGTCATAATAACAGGTGGCACTTTGGCCTTTGGTTTGCGTTTGCGTCGTGATGCTGTTGTGGTCATTGATAAAGTGTAGGTTAAGAAATGAATGATCGATTGCTATGTTTGCTACAACTAAAAAAGTTATAGCATGCTTCATCCAAACAGCCCCAGGTTGTGATGTTTACGTGGAGTGTAGTGTGATGTAGCAACAAGTAACCTCTCGGCTGCTTGCCTTGTAGCTTCAATCATAAGCTCTTGACGCTTTATCTCTTGATACAGAGCATCAGCTTGCTTGGTGTAATCTATCATAAGATAAATAGGAAACAACGGAGAGATGTGAATCCCTCAGCCTGCCAACATTTAGATGGCAGGAGGAGAGAATCAGTCAGGCATGGTTAATAGTGTTTTTGAGAATGATGTAAATGAGAATGATGAGGCAGATTAGAACAACTAATTCAGTTAGCATATGCATACTCCATTAAATGTTCAACGTTGTCATCATTTAACTCCTCAAGTGTGGTCATTCTGTTCTCATACTCAGTACAAGCCCAGCCTTCAACATACATCCAGACTGCGTTTGTTGCAAGTTGACCAAGTGAAGCAGCATCTATAGCTATATCACTTAGAGTCATGCCGCAATCTTCCATGAGATAGTCAAGGATTTCCTCTTCATGTTCAATGAATAGTTCCTTGAGCTCATTGTAGTAGATGAAGCCGCTAACACCACCACTTAAGCCGTGTCTTGTAATGTCCCTTAGCTCGTCGGTGCCTTCGACACCTTCAAAGCGTTCTTGGAGATAATCATTGAATGACATAGTTTAAAGTCAAAGTGTACAATGGATGTAATGAATACATCAGGCTGTTAACTCTGGCCCCTGTAGTTGCAGAGGCCAAAGAATAACAACGGGATGTAATCTAAGCTAGTTCAGTGTAGCTTACACCGTTTTTACCGGCTAAATTAACATTAACCCATAGACCGAATGAGTCAGCCCCATTCTTTAATAGGTCATAGATTGAATCAACGTTAACATTAGAGTAAAGATACTTGCGACCCTCTTTGTATTCTACCTCTGCAGTTCCAGCACTTGGATCTACTTTAAGGCTGTTAATAGCTGTGGAGTCGATGTTCTTGATCTCTTGCATGTTGTTAGTTAGTTAGTGTACAATAAGGAAGGATTTAAGTCCTTCATTTATACTACCACCCCCAGGATATGATGGTGGAAAGTATAAAGGAAAGAGTTAAACGAAATCTTTTAATTCTTCAGAAGATAAGATCTCGTAGAAACAATGACCGTTAAATCTTTGTTTGTTCATTAATACAAACTTAGCACGATCATAGTCCCGATATGTACCAAGCTCGACAGTTTCGCCTGGTGATTGTTGAACTAAATGCCACATGTTTGTAACCTTTATGTAAGTGAAAGCCCATGATTTAGGGCTAGAGTTATATCTGGACTTGAACCAGATTGTAAGCCTTACTTAATAACTATTAAGCTAATTCAATGCAATTAACTTGATCGTAATCAATGTCATAATGCCAACATAGTTGAACATCTGGATCTTCCCAAATACCATTTTGATCGGGATGATTACCGTTTTTGTATTCAACATCAGGAACAAATACATCTAATTCATTATCATTTAGAATGTAATCAAATCCTTTTGATTGAATATCAGCAAGAGCTGATTTTTTCATGTGAATTAATACTGTTTGCATAAATCAGTTTGAATAAAGAAATGATGTGAAAGTAACAAAAGTTTACTTTTTCCTCCCACACTATCAATATAGCAAGGATTGAGGTAAAAGGCAAGTGTTTTGGCAAAACCTTAACACTCTGTAACAATAGTACGGTTGTACTCGTGTTCCTTTCATATTATTAATATAAACGATTTTGAAAACAAATGATGTTCACCGTGATACATTCAGCCAAACTCTTAACACTCTGTAATCTTTATACTTAGTAGCGCAAT